AGTTGACTTATACAATTTAAAAGAACTTCACTATTATTATATTCAGGCAATACTATAATTTCAAATTCAACTCCAATATTAATAATAAAAGCATTTTTTATTTCAATATTATCCCCTATCATCCTATATTGGGATAAATAGGTTCTTAAATTGTTTTTTAAAGTATCTCCAGCATAATCTAATTGTCCAGAGGCATTTTGAGATAAAACATATAAATTTAAGGTTTCAATAGTTGAAACTTGATTATCTGTTAATTTAGGTTGTTCAATATATGCTTTAGTAATAGCACCATAATCTGAAGGCATACTTAAAGCTCGAATTAAATAATCATCAGCTGTAACTGAGCGTTTTTGGGATGCTATAAGTGAAAGAGTATTTTGTCTAATTTCTTCTATAGTATCTCCCCCTCGCCCTCCAGTAGCAGCATTAGGATTGGTACAAGTAAGAGAACCAAATATATACTGTGATGTAACAGGATTTAAAGTATTTTGATTAAAAGAAGCAGCATTAGTATTTAATGTAGTTAAAGTTCCCGCAGCTACATTTGAATTAACCCCCCCTCCAGTAAGATATCTTACAACTAAAGTAGTATTTGAAGGTGCAATTCCATAAGTACCAGTATAAAGAAAATTTAAGGGAGAATAAGCTACAGTTAATTTATCTTTTTTAATAGGTAATCCTAAACCTACATTATTTGCATTAGGAATAATTTCTTCTGTATTATCATATGGAGATCCAGCACCAAATTGGAGTTGTAAATTATTTAATGAAGTAAATCTTGTAGCAAATCTCTTTGCAGCTTTTTTTAATTTTAATAAATAAGGTATATCTAAATTACTGTTAGGGTCATATATGTTTGTATTTTTTATAGAATCTAAAACCATCTCTTGCCCTAAATGATCTACTTCATACCATTGTTTTCCATCAGAATCATATACATCTAATATTTTAATGATATTAGGTTCACTAATATTAATAGTATTAAAAGGAACAGGGTCTACAAAAGAAAAAGTTTGAGTATTAATAGTAGCAGAAATTGCAGTTCGACTTTTTTTCAAAAGAAAATATTGTGGCACACTACCTGCTATCTGATAGACAGATACTTCAGTAGGGTCTTGGGAACTAGAAACACTAAAATCAATTTTATCTTGAATTAAAAAAGTTAAACCATTATTTGAAGTTACTGTAGTGTTTTCTCTAATAGTTAAAGCGTAATCGTAGTCTGGGACTACTTGCCCTAAAACTGTTTTTGCAGGTAATTGTTGGTAAAAATCTATAGTAACTTGGGCAACCCCTGTGGTTTTAGGTTTATAACCAAACATATATGCTAAGTCAAATATATTATTTGTTTGTTTAGCGTATTGAAGAAAAGTTTCTTGAAATTGATTATCTAAATAAAAACTTAAAACATCACCAACATATGCAGCTTGTTCCATAAACATCATTCCAGGAGATGTAGGAGAAAAATCTGTATAAGTATTCGGAAAATAAGTTCTAGAATATTCTATTAATCGTTGTCTAAATTCTGAAAAATCACGATTTAAATATTTTATGTCTCTATTTACTAAGGTCATATATCATTAAAATTGAAAAGTAACACTACCTGGGGTATTATTCACTGAATATTTTAAATTAACTGTTAATGCATTTGGGGTATAAGGGTCTGAAAGGACATCTAAGGAAACTACATTAACTGTAGGAAAATAGGTAGCTAATTTAGAACTAACATTTCCTTTTAAATTATTTATATTTCCTAATTCAATTTGTTCAAATAAAAATGATCTAAGGCCTCCTCCAAATGTTGGGTTTAAGGGTAATTCTCCGGGCTCTGTTAAGAAAAAATTTATAAGGTTATTCTTAATAGCTTCTTGAGTAGTATATGTAGATGAAAATACTGCTCCACTATTAAATGGAATATTTACTCCAACAGCAAGACTAGGGTTTAAATTAGCAGGATTAACATATTGAGGATTAACAGGCATTATTTAATATTTAATAAATTCATAATTTGATCCATTCCTACTTCACCTGTTCCTAAATTACCATTTATAGGATCACTTACTTGAGGACGAAAAGGAATTTGAGCATCTCGTGAAGTAAAACTTAAAGCTGTTTCTCCTAATACATCCATATATTTTTGTTTTACATCTGTAGAAAATGTAGGTTGGTTTGGTTGAATAGGGTTTGTTGTTGGGGTGTATGATTCTTTAACAATTGTTTTAGGTGATTTAACAGCCTCTAAAAGAATATCCTTTAATTCTTCTTGAATTGCTTCTTTTACTGCTTCTTTAATAATTTTTTTAAAATCTGTACTTTTCATATGTTTATAAATATTTAATTAATCTGCTTTTAAATCATTTTGTTGAATATAAAATATTAATTCATCTATCAATATCTGATCAATAGATGAAAATGACCATTCTCCTTTTAGCATTACTATACCTTGTTTATTTTTAGCTAATGCTCTTCTACGTTTTAATAGTTGATCTGTTAATTCGGTTTCAACCCCCATTTCAAACCCATTAACATTAGTTACAATAGGAGATAATTGATTTGATTGTTGTTGGGTTAAAGCAGTTAATTCTGCTGATATTTGGGCTTGGCTAACATTATCTCCTTCAGAACAATAATTAGTAATTAAATCTAAAAATTTTAAAAAATCTAATACTTGAGATAATATACTTACAAGAATACCTAAAATAGAAGATAATCCCCCAATTCCTTGTTTAGTTTTTCCTATATTATTATTTAAAAACGTTTTAGTATCTTGCACAGCATTAATAACAGAAATAGGAATCCCAACACCACCTACAGCTGTGGGGGTAGGTAAAACTTTTAATACTTGATAAATACTATCTATAGTTTGAACAGTAGTATTTGATATCTGAATAGTAGTATTTGCTGAGTTTATGCTATTGAGGGTATTATTTATTTGTTTAACTAATTTATTCTTGGTGGAAATTATTTTAGATAGATCATCTTTTGGGGGACATGCAATTTGTTGTTTTATAGGTTCAGTAAGTTTATCTCCATTAGCTTTTACTTCTGCTAATAATTCTTTAATTTTAGTAAGACCATATTGAGCTACTAAACCTAATATTAATGGAATAACTATTTTTTTAAGTTCATCTATACTAACATTAAGTTTTTTTTGTAAATGAAATTCAAAAGTTAAATCTTTAGTAGCATATTCTTCTACTTCAGCATCTGAAAAAGAAAGTAGGTCTATAATTTCTTGTTTTAAATTAGATTCTAAAGGTTTTATTGGGATAATTCCTAAATCAGGTTTTACATCTTTAGTAGATGTGTACGGTATAGCTAATCCTTGAGCATATTTTAATTTAATTAATTTTAAATTAAATTTAGTAGGTTCTAAAGGGGTATCTACTACTGATGGGACTTTAATAATGAATTCTCCTTTATCATTTGTTCTTTTTGTAGGGCCTAAAGAACTTATTACTTGAACTCCTTTTAATGGTTCATTTGTATTAGCATCTACAATAATACCTTTAACAGGAAGTAATTTTAATTTTTTAGGAAGTTCAGGTACTTGGGGTAATGATCCTGATGTGGGAATGGGGATAGGGGATGCAGGAATTTTAATATTAAGGATTTGGAGTATTTTAGCTAAATCAATATCCTCAGCAGAATCTCCAGGGTCTACAATTCCTAATTCAGTTAAAGAAGGAAAAGGTTTTTGTAATAAATCACTATAAAATCCAACATTTTGAGCAGTAAAATTAAGTTCTGCTTCAATTCCTTTTTTAGGTTCATTTTCATAACTTACCCCATCAACAAAAGTAGAATAATTAGGTTCATATGATTTAGTTAAAATTAATTCTTTTTCATATAATACTTCTGCTACCCAAACATTATCTATATTTTTAATTTTAAACTTATAAGGATTCATTATTGAACTTTTGTAGTTTGAGATTTAAGACTTCCATTTTCTAATTGAGCTATTACCCCATCAGGAGATGTTAACTTTAAAAGAACATTACCTGCAACTGTATTATATCCTGTTTGTAAATTCCCACCAGGCCAGTTTTTTTCTACTTCTAATATTGTAGCCAAATCTTTAACAGCTTTAGTTAATTGTTTTAATAATTCAACTGTGGTATCTCCTTTTAAAACAGGCTCAGTAGCATTTTTAGAACCTAGTTTTATATCATTTGAACTAACATAAAATGAATTTGAATCTATATTAACACTACCATTAGTAGACATTCCTATAGATTTTTGAGAACTTAATAATATACTATCAGTTTTAGCATTTATAACAATTCTATTAGAAGTTAAAGCTATTTGAGGTAAAGTAAATAAACTAGGGGCAAGTGGAGGAATATTATAAGAAGAATAAACTTCACTAGCTACTTTAAAATCTTCAAGTTTTTGATATGATGTTAAATAAATAGATGATAAATCATTTCTAATACTTTCATTAATAGGAATCCAACCTTCATTTGATGATTTTGCAGGTTGTCCATTTCTAATTATGGTAATAGGGTCACCATTATTTCCAACAGATGAATATTCATTTTTTATACTACTATTTGTTTTAGCTGTACTTCCAAAACGAATACTTTGACCATGTCTACCTTCAATTAAAATATCCCCCATATAAGGCATTAAAGGATGAATATTAGTTTTTTCAACAAAAGTATTTTGGCTATCGTTAATAGGACTATTTAATTCAATTTCTGTAGAACCATCAGTAACTCTTCTTACATTACCAGCCTCTGTACTTTGATAATCTTGTTGTTGATATTTTGGGACGGTTGGAGTTGTAAATAAATTAGGGTATGCATTATGATGGGGGTGATTCCACATCCCCATAGGGTTGAAATAATAATATGATGTACTAGTAGTAACATCGCCTATATTTTGGTTAGGGAGTAAAACTAAAAGTACTATTTCATTTATTAAAGGATAAGTTTTAGTTTGAGGATCATAAGGTAATGCAAAGTCTGAATAAGTAGAAGCCCCAGAAAAATTTACCTTTTCATAAAAAATAGCCCCAATCCCATTCCATTGTCCAACAGCATTAAAATAAGGATGATTTTCATCTAAAACAATATCTATTACTCGAGCAGCAATTATTGAATTTTGCATCCCGACCATAGAATTTCTTATATCAGAAATAGATGAATTATATGAAGTTTGTACTCCAGTAGAAGAATTAGTTATACCTGTTTTATAAAAAGCCATTAATCTTAAGGATTAAATTTTTTAACTTCACTCAATAATTGAGCTTTTTCTTCTTCGGTCATACCAAATCCTTCATCTTCCGACTTATTAGATGCTAAGGCACGTTGAACAATAGTAGCCATTTTAACTAATTGTTCATCATTTTTAATACCTAATTCCATGTATTCCTTGATTAAAGGAACTATTAAAGTAGCATCACCAATATCATTAATAAGTGGTTTTAATTCACCTATTAAAGCAGTGATTTGTAATTCTTTTTTCTTTTGATTGTCGTAAATTTCTTTAAGAAGATCAGAGAATTTTTTCTTACCAAATATGTTAGATTCTAAATTACTCATATGTCTATATTTTTTTATAAATATAGAAAATTACAAAAGTTGAAAATTTGTATATCCTTGTTCTAAATAAAATAGATAATTTTTCTTAAAGTTATTGTAAAGAGTATTTGCTATTTTTGTTATTTTTGGAGTTTTAGCATCCGGGAGCATTTCATGAATATAGATGTAAAGTGCTTTTTTATTAAAAACATCTATTTGATCTCGTTTTCTAAAAAGTTCTAAAATTGCATCTGCTATTTTAGCATCATATTCTTTTGGGAAAATTTCGTAAATATTAAAACTAACGAATTCAACCCATCCATCCATAAAAATAGATAATTTATCATTTGAATTTGATCCTTCTATAGTATAAGAATATGAATCATCTTTTAGTAATTCATCAGTTGAAACTTTACTAATTTTGCTTTTATAATTTTTATCATTATATAATATACACCAACGTTTAACAATAGTACCAAAGTAAGAATATGCTTTGGCACCATTGTTTGGATTAAATAGATGCATTTTAGAAAGTAGAAACACCTCAATTTCATGTTGGAGGTGTTCTAAATTCTCTTAGATTTTACTTTTTAAAACAGGGTCAGCCGTATTATTATATAATACTATAGCATCTTCTGTTTCTTGTGTAAAGTAATTTCTATTAGGAGCTTTTTTAGGCATTTTTTTAGTTGAACTTTCTAAGATTAAATTCATTGAGGATGTCTTGGATTTGAACTATTGATTTAAATATTTGCCCAACCTCATCATCTGCTTGAAATACTCCACCTCGATCTAACTCTTTAAGTTTTTTATCTGAGATCTCGATTGTGCGAGATAAACGATCTAGGTAGGCTAGATATCCTGCTACAATATCTTCTTGTTTTTCGTTTTTACGAAGAAGATTAAAAGTTGTAAATCCTAAAATTACAACTAATACCGATAAGACACAAACTGAAATTATTAAAATTGTCATAAGCTATCAAATATATTTTTTAAACCTTCACTTTTAAACGAACCTAATGCTTTAGTCTTCGTTGAAGCTTTCTTTGATGTGTTGGGTTTGTTCCCCAATGTAAAATTACTTTTTCCGTTATCCACGGACTTCTTACCTTCTTTTAATTTAGGTAACCATTCACGTTCAAATTCAATACGTGCTGCCATTAAATCGGCCTGGTGGAGGATAAAAGGTAAACATGTTCTAGGTTTTTGTTCGGGCATAAATGTCATAAGATATTTTTTATTTGCCTCATCATATAAACCATCATGTGTTTGGATAGCAATCATTTCATTAAAGGTATACTGAATACCATGTGATTGTAACATGAATAAACCTCTATCAGGTACTGAAGAAAAGGGTACTTTAGTATTAAACATATAATCCTCACCTAATTTATCTTTACGCCATTGATCAGTTTGAGGGATATATGAATCTTCATCTTCTGATCCCATTTTACCTAAATCATGATTTAAGGCTGAAAATACAAGTTCTTCAAGAGTAAAAGTATCCATATCAGCTCCTTCACTTTTCCATAAGTCATACTGTTTTAAAGCACACCGAATAACGCGTAAAACATGTTCTACATATCCTCCGGGGAAAGCATTATGGTATTCTTTTTTATGCGCAGCAGGCATTAACATTAAACGTTCAGCATACTGTTCATAAAATTCTCTAAGTTTTTCTTTACGTGGGTCAGAAATATACTTATCAATATAGTCAAGCAATTCTAACCAATTTTTTTGGATTTGTTCGGCTGTTAGATTCATAACTTTTATTTATTAATTATTGTTCACGTTCTACAATTGATTGAGTATCATCTCTCAATTCTAATACTTCTTTTAAAATTTCACGAGCAGCATCTACATTTCGTTCATTTAAGGCGTTTCTCATTCGTTTAAGTTTACCTTCTAAGGCTTCTAGCCTTCTCAATACTAATTCTTTATTTTTCATTTTTACTTATTTACTTTATTTAAATATAACCTTTATATTTTTAAACATTTAAAATTAAAATGTAATTAAAGGTAATAACCTTTTTTATCCTAGGCCAAGTTTTTTTCTACAAAATCTTGAATTTTTTTCAAATGGGCACACTTTTCGTATTCTTCTATACTCTCAAAGTAATGTATACATAATTTTACTGAACATAAAAATTCATCATTTGAATACTCCTTCAAAGCTTTATTCCAAAACTTACTTCTTATTTTACAATCTTGAATCCAAAAATAAGCTCGAGTATACATCATATATTCTCCTGCATCATCAATCCCATTTGTATCTAATTCAGGATCAGATTTAGCAAAAAATTTTAAAATTTGAGTTTTAAAAGTAGTTCCGTTCATTATTAATTTATTGAACATACCTAATTTAAAATGAGGAGTTTCTTTATAAGCTAAAAAATCTTTTTCTAACTTATTTGATTTCCCTTCTTCATCGGAAAACCCAAATAATGCAAATATACCCGTTAAAGACATCAATCTATATGTATATACCTTTTATTAATTAAATCCGCGTGTTAATTCGCAGATTTTAACGTTTTAATTTTTAACTCTAAATCAACCAACTTACTTTCCAATTTAGAAATTGATTTTTTTAGTTCATCATACGCCTTAATTGGATTAATAAAATCAGGATTAGCGGGATGATACACCCACATTTCTTCCAAAACATCATAATTGCTAATCAATTGGTTTTGGATATCAACCATTTCATTTTCTAAATCTTGTAGTTCCATATCTACAATTTGTTTATACATATTTACACTTTTCCTAGACATACTTTTCTCCTATTTGTTCAATAATTTGTTTTGCTTGATCTAAAGTAACTCTAAAAAATTCTCTTGTGGGACTTACCCTTTGTTTTTTAAAATACTTGTGAACTTCTTTCTCAATACGTTCACCTTTATAACATTTATAAGCCCAAGCTACTTCATATCCTAAAGGCACTCCAGTCCCTTTTGAAACTTGTAAAGCACGAGTGTGAGGATCTGTTGTTGTATACCCTATTTTTAGCATCCCACTTATCGCAGGATTTGTAAGTATATACACCCATTCATCACCTTCGCGTCCAAAAAACAGACCGCGTTTTTTACACGTGTAATACGTTATTTCATCCCAACCGTCTTTACTTTCGGTTACAGTGAAATAAGCAGGAGGATTATTTGCATAATCCTCACTACATGGTATAAATTGTTTTGCTTCTTGTTGTGTAATGCGTTTCATAACACTTGATGTTTATTTTAAAATCTAGCTTTTGCACTACCACCTTTATACCATGGGAGACCTTCCCTTCCCCGTAAGGCATCTTTCCACTGTTTTTCTGTCATTTTAATTCCATTAAGGTAATACTCTCGTTTTTTGTTATTCCCTTCAGGTATTAAAGCGGGGCCTTCCCAATTGTGGAGTTTACCATCAAAAGTGTACATTATAGTTCCGTCGGAGGTTGTAATTTTTTTGGATTTAAATTCACTATTTTTCATCGTTTTCAACATTAAAAGTTTTGGCATATTCCTCATCAACAAGGTATCTAGCAAGGATAAGTACCATTGATTTGATTCTATGTTCTTGAATTTGGTGTCTAATGATTAGAATTAGAGGTAAAACAAAAATTAAACTATATGTGGAAAATATGCTTGTTGTAACAAGGATAATATCCAAGATAACCATTGTTAAACCAATTAGAATTGAAATTCTAGTGTTTCGAACTGCCTTTAGTTCTTCTTTTAGTGCTTTTTTAATTTCTGCTTTCATGACCTTTATTTTTTAAATAATCAATAACACTTTATTGGTTATTGCTTTTTATTTATACTTTAATATACAAACAGAATATTATAGGACCAAGGATTTTTTTACTCTTGACCGGTTAAAAGTGAGATAGAAGATGGTTCGCTATTAGCTAGATTGTAAATTGTTGTTGGTTCAATGTTATTATAATCATATTCACCTAAAATGAAAACATTTTGGTTTGGATTAGATAAAAAAGCATCAACTGCTGTTTGATTAAAATATAAATTAATTTCCCCAACTTCTGTAACTTCGAGTTCTTCAGAAAAAGGAACTAAACCTTGGTTTAAAGGAATAGAATATTCACTTGTTGCACCTGTTAAAGCAGAAGTGGTCCCTTTAAATGCTCTTATTTTAAATGGAAATCCTCCACCACCATCAGTGGTGAAATTTATATACATCCCTACGGGCACTATTCCCCAAGTTGTGGAGAATTGGATTCCGGTTCTTATTATAGTATAATTTGGTGATGAAAAACGGTTTTGAATAACTATTCTATTATCTACCTGACCATTTACAGCTGATCTAGCTGCTGTCCAATTAGCGTTACTTACACTATAATTAAATATAGCTGTAGATTCAAATTGTTCATTAGGAAGGTCAAGTCCTCGTATATAAAAAGCATTTGGTATTCTATTTAAATTTGGAGCGTAGTAAGTTGGCATATTTTTATGGGGTTATAGTTACTGTATATTCACCTGTTCCTCTAAATTCAATAGCACCAACAGGTATTGTTATGTTTGGGGTAAAGATAAACTCTGAATAACCTGGGGCTACAACAACTCCTGCAATAAAAGAGCTTGTTACTAAACCAAAACTGTAATTTGAGCCACCTGAAAATGTTCCTCCAATTCCATTAACTGAGTATGGGATTGTATTTCCATAAGCTTGGTTAGTTCCTACGTAATATATAAAAACCTGTGGTGAATAAGTAGCAGTATCTATTTGAATATCAAATAAAAAAGTATCATATGGAGGGGTACTATAATAAGTGTAATATGATACACTTAATTCATTTAGAAATCCGGTAAGAGTTGTATCAACAAAAGCAGATACATCTAAATAAATAGTATCGTTTGTGTTTGTTTGAGCTGAACCTGTGTAAACAAAGTTTATTGTGTTTATTGAAATTGAGCCTGAACCATTTGAAGCATAACTTTCTGAAACTGGGGTCATATCTGCAAAAGCAGATGCATTTGTTTTAATTCCATTAACATTCCAAGTACCTTCCATATATTTAGGTGTTCCTACTGGGTATAAAGAGGATGTTGTTATAGTTTCTATAACAAAATAAGCTGAACCTGAAGGATTATTGAATTGGAATGTTGCCATTTTTTGTTTATAAATATTATATAGTGTAAAAAAGTACAAGTATATTTTTATATACTTTGCTCGGTATGAAAAATTTTTTTAAGATCTTCTTTTTTGGATTTTGTGGATTTTTGATCCTTGGGTGAAAATGGAATTTTGGGATGTGTTGTGGGGGTAAATGTGTGATATATAAGGATATACAATGTCGATGGGTAAAGATCGTTTACGATCTGTGAAGTGGTCTAATCGCGGATTTCCACGGACCCGCGCCATATTGACACCGGCGCGCATGGGGCGATACTACCATATAACGCACATATATATACCGCCATATACGGTACCCCAGACCTAGGGTCATAGGATCGTAGGATCCAAAAGCCCAAGATTCCGGATCTCGGGAATGCGAAGCCATCAGACCACCATCCATCCAAGGTCACCAGGGTCACTGGTTATTGGGTCACCAGACCACAGACCCATGGAGCCACAGGTCACTGGGTTACCATGGTCATTAGGTCACTGGGTCATTGGGTTATTGGGTCACTCCAAGTTTATCCATCCATCCATTACCACTATTGGCTCCATCTATCCAAGGGTCAGGGTCACATGGTTAGCCATACATCCAAGGGTCATGACCACGAAACCACTTATCCACCCATCCATCCAGACCAGGGTCAAATGGCTACCCATTTATCCAGGGTCACAGGGTCAGGGTCTCCATCCATCCATCCATCCAGGGTCATGGTTACCAGAGCCATCCATCCAGACCATAGACATAAAACCATTTATCCATCCAGGTCACAGACCACAGACCAGGGTCTCCATCTATCCAGACCATGACCACAGACCCATTTATCCATCCAGACCACAGGTCACAGACCAGGGTCTCTATCTATCCAAGGTCACAGACCATAAGCCCAATATCCATCCCAGACACCAGGGTCAGGGTCACAGGTCACAGGTCAGGGTCAGGGTCACAGACCAGGGTCACATGGCTATCCATCCATCCAGACCCATTACCCCTTACCTTGGACCTTGGATCTTACCAGCTTACCACCCTCAAAGTAATAAAACGCTAACGTGCCATCTGGTTGTCTCAGGGTCACATTGGCGTCTGCGGTTAAGCATCCATCCACATTTTGAACCCGCGATTGATTTAACTTGATAAACGTGTAAGCATCC